AAAAATTAACGAAGGATCTGGAAACTTCCCAGGAAGAGGCCAAAGCCGGGATCGATGAGGACGGCAAATCCTTCAAGGAAAAGTTCGAAGCCTCCGAGAAAACTGCCAAGGATCTGCAGGCCGGGATTGATAAGGACAAAGCCGACGCGAAAACGAAGGAATTTTCTGATTTCGCAGAATCCCTCGCAAAAGAGGAAAAGATCCTTCCGTCCAGCAAGGATGCTATTATCGCCATGCAGAAAGCCCTTGACGGTCAAGAAGCTATTGATTTCGGCGAAGGCGACGACAAGAAGAAAATCACACCCCTTGATTTGTGGAAAGAACAGATCGAGAAAGGTGATATCAGCGGACTTTTCGGCGAGAAGTTCCAGGGAAGCAAAAGCCCCGCAGACGCCATAAGCGCTGAAATCAAGGCAGAAACCGACAAGCTTATGGAAGACGGTAAAAGGTCCTTCACGGAAGCAAGCGCAAAACTGAGGAAAGACAAACCGGAACTTTTCAAGAGCCTATCCTTTACCGAAGAACTGAAAGACGAGTAAACACGCAAAAATCAAGGAATTTTAACAAAAAACTTTAAAAACGAGGATCTATCATGGGTTTAGGAAGACAAGAAGTAATCAAGGAAACGAAAACTTATGAAGCCGGGAGCGCCATTGAAGACCGGCGTTTTGTCTCTATTGACGTCAACGGGCGGGTAAACCATACCGGCGACGGTCTGGAAACCAAGGGCGTTTCCATGGAAGCCGTAGCCGTAACGGGTCAAGGCGTATCAGTTGCCCTCCAGAATGCCGGTAATATCGTCCGCGTTGAGGCTGCGGGCGCGGTTACCAGGGGCGGCCAGGTTGCTTCCGCTGCGAACGGTTTTGTAAAAGATTCCGCTTCCGGTGATTTCGAAATGGGACAGGCCGACGAAGGCGCAACCGCTATAAATCAATTTGCGATTATCAACCTGACCAGAGGGCGCACAACTCCGTAAATAACGGAAAAAACAAGGTTTTATAGTAACTTTTTCAAAGGAAACATTAAACAAGAAGGTTTAAAATGGGACGTCAAAACGTACAAATCATCACCGGTTATGCTCAGGACATTTCGATCAAGTTCAGCGATCAGGATCTAAAAAATGCCGAGATCGCCCCAATTCTTGATATGATTTCCCCGAAAATGAAAATTACGCAGTATCAGCGGGGAGAGCAGTTTCAGAGTGGCAGGTCCAAAAGGCAGCCCGGGACAGAGATCCCGACGACTCTTGTTGAAAGAACCCATGTACAGGCCCAAACCGAAGAGTACGCGGCTTCTGATTTCATTACCAAGGAAGACTTGCGGGATGCCGGGCTACCTGCGCACCTTGCCCCCCCAATCGATTTGGCTTCCGATTCCCTGGAAAAGAACGCGAAGGATCTGGATCTGGGACGTGAAATCGACGTCGCCAACCATATTTTCGCCGCGACATTTGCCGACGGTGTTGTCGGCGGCCTTGACGTTGCTGGTTCCTGGCTGAATCCCGCGACTTCGACCTTTCTTGCTGATTTTGATACCGCTATCCGGACACTGAAATTGAATGGCGTTTCGACGAAAGACCTCAAATTTGCTACCGACTTCGGCACGTTCCAGGTATTGAAGAGGATCGACGATATTCGCGAACAGCTGAAATATACGTCGGATCGTTCTCTCACTCCTGAAATGCTTGCACGAATCCTTCAAATCAAGAAGGTGGAGGTTTGCGGCGCTATCCGGAACGATGCCCAGGCAATGAAGGGCGTTGATAATTTCAATGGTCGCTATATCTGGGAGCAGAGGGTAAATAGAGGCTGGGCTTTTCTCTATAACTTCGTGAAACCCACGAAAAAAAGCCTTAACGCTGTAATTCAGCCCCGTTCAAAGCTGGATAATAAGTCTTTCAGGTATACGGAAACGTATTACGATCCCAAAAAGAAAGCGACATTCTACGACTCCATGGAAGAAACCGACGTTCTGACTACGGCGGCCCCGGCCGCTTACCAGTGGAAAGATACGATTCTGACTTAATCGAAGGAACGGTATTTTGTGGCTTATAGTCTTAAAGCGGATATCCTTGTCCAGTTACCGGAGACACGGCTCCTACAACTGACCGACGATTCGATCCCGCCCGTAGCGGTAAACGATGTCATCGTTACCGCAATGATCGCCAAAGCCGACAACCAAATAAATTCATATTGCAGGGGGAAAAACAATCTCCCCTTCAATACTGCGAACACTCCGAGGGTAAAGGATTGGTCGGTTAGCCTTACAATCTGGAATCTGTATAAACGCCGGACAGATGTTGAAATGCCCGATCCCATTGATTCGGACCATGACGACGTAATTTCAGAGCTGAAGGGCGTCCGGGATGGTAAAATCATAGTCGCCGATCCCGAAAGTATTGCCAATACGGGCGGGATTTATAAAAGCAATGGAGCCGATACGGACGACGCGGGGGACCTCTTCACGGATAAACAGGACGGAACGGGCACAATTGACCAGTATTACAATGGACCAGCTGTATAATGGACGTCGACAATTTCGAAGATAAGCTAATTGTAAAGTTAAATTCGGTTTTCCTGAATAGTATTGAAGTTCGATCATATCCGGATAGTTTTGATAATTATGTCTCGCAATTGACACACGCGGGCGGCGCGATCTTGGTTGCCTGGCAAGGTGCTGGATGGGAACTACCGGAAGGAAATAATCAAAGTGTTTTGGTTCAGGACGGCGTTTACACTTGGCAATTCACGACATTAAAACAGAACCTTTCCAGGGGGAAAAATCAAACCAGTTCCTATAATACCATCATGACAATCAAGGATGCACTTTCCGGATTCACTCCGGCAGGCTTCGATGACAGTTCGGTTTTGTTTCCTGTCGATGCTGGTTTCCTGGATAAAATAAAAGGCTTTTACGCTTATCAAATCACTATGGGGCACACGCTTGAAGAGTCCGAAGTATGACAATAAAAAACGATATAACCTCGGAGATCGACGCTTTGATCGATGCTATGACGGTCCTGGGCGGTTACAATTTTGATTATGATAATGTTAATCAGCTTAAACCGGCTTCCCGGACTTATCCCTTTGTTAAGACAGAATATCCGGAAGACGAATATCTTGATCCGGACGATCAAATGGTTGACTCCTACAGCTCAGGACTTCAGGCGATATTTACGGTTATGGTTGATGATACCGTTAGTCCTCCGGCCCTGGCACTATCCAGAGTATTGGAGGATTTCCAGCGGCTTATGGAAGCGGGTCACGCGACACTCCAGACAAAGGGCCAAATCGTCGGCGATCTTATATCGAACAATCGAAATTATACGCAAATTCGGAAACGACCAGGATTTATTGAAATGGAATGGCGGCTTTTTTATCGCGTTAAGCGGTCTGATCCGTCGGTAACAATTTAAACGGAGGTTTTACCATGGGATGCTGTCCTTTACTTACAAGAAAACTGAATGTTCTGGGAAGAAATGAGAGTGTTCCCGGTACCGCCGAAACCCTTGCCGCCGATCCGGACGGAAAAATTCGGGTTATTGCCGGGGCGCAGCCGGCATATGTAGCTCCCAGAGAAAAGCTGGACTATGCCCGGGCCTCCTTGACACCCCTGGGATCCCTGGAAGGAACAAAAGTTCTTAACCAGGCATTCCGCACCCCCATGAACACCCCGGACACCATCACCAATCTGTCGGAAATGGATGTTGACACTATTTCCTATCAGAGTGCTATCGCTTGCGGTGCGGGCTCGATTCAAAGATACACTTTCAACGGTTCCCCTGATTTATCCTGTATTGTTGCCGGAATGTATCTCGATTCGAACTATGCCACAAACGCAAGTAACGTCGGTTGCTTTCAAATCATCACGGTTAATGATGTTGGCGATTGGCTTGACGTTATAAATCGGGTCCGCACCGATGCTACGGACGACGAAGCTACCGATTCCCCCTGTGTAGGCGATATCCAAAATAACCTGGAATTTGGATGGGCAATCAATTCCTGTTTGGCGAAGGTCGTCGGAATTACCCGGATACCTATTGGAGCAATTGCGGTTTCCTCATACGTGCGAAATGAAACGATAACAAGTGCCTCCGGGACCGGCCGCATAATTATCCCCGCAGAAACCGGCGACGCCTATCTATATTACAAACCCCTTACCGGCAGGATAGACACCGCCGAACTTATAACGGGCGGGACCTCTGGATCTACTTCTACAAGTTCCGGTATTTCCGAGATTCACGGATATCGCGTAAATCCAATTTCAGGTGACAATTGCGCTGCCGAGGTTTCGACCATTAATTACCAGAATGACGGTTTTCACTGGGAAACCCGCTCCGCAATGGGAAATATGACTATTGAAGCAGGCGCAAATAAGGCAATGTTTCTTGATTTTGCCATGGAAGGGCCCAGGGAATCGATTGGTGACGAAGCCCTTTTAAGCGTCGGCAGGGACGACGAAGATCCTCCAATCGTCAAAACCGCTGAATTAATGCTGGACGCTTTTTCCCCTGTTTTCGCAACATTCGGCTTCGACATGGGAAACACTACAGCCCTTCGGGAAAACGGCAACGTCGGCGACGATACCGGAATCGAAGCTGCCCGGGTAACCGATAGAGGCTCCAAAGTCACAATCAATTTAGAACATGAACTTGCCGCAACCTTTGATTTCTTCGGGAAAATGGACGTAGGAACAAAAACAGCCCTACAGATGCACGTCGGGACCGTCCTGGATAAAATGGCCTGGTTCTTTGCCGATGCCCTTGAATTTGATGCCCTTCCCCTGGGAGACAAGGACGGAATCCGGATGCTGGAATTAACCGGAACCTGTACCGGTGCCGCTGATGATACCAATGACGATTGGGAATTTGCCATAGTTTGATTCACTCCTTTCTAGGGTCATTCCAAAATCGTGAAAGGGAAGGGGGGTTTTTACTCCCCTTTTCTTATGGAAAAATGTTATTTTCGGCTGATATGCTTTCGGATCATAACTACATAACCCTTTGTGATCAAGAATTACCAGAAGACCAACAAACGATATTTATATTAAGTGATCTCACGATAGGTCAATCAGAATATATCGAAAGGTCGTCCGGTCGGGGTAGTTTAACGCTCCGGACTCTCCATGTTGGATTGAAAGGCATAATTAATTTCAAATTAGATGAAAAACCTTTTTCTTTCCTTCGTGATGGAAATGGGCAAAGCCTCCCCGGCAATCTAAAACCGTGGAAATCAGATCATCTAAAAAAGATTCCAGCACTAGAAAGGAATGAAATCGCAGACAAAATACTTGCGATAAACGAAATTACAGAGGAAGAAAAGAAAAACTTTGTTCTCCTTTGTGCAATAATGATGCAAGTGTTAAGCCCAAATCAAACCGGAAAATATGATGTTGTTTGTTGGGTTTGTGCTGGCTCGGGTTGTCAATTCTGTAATGAAAATGGCACAATTAAACTCAAAAAATCCCCGAATAAATTACTCACAACCGCCGGACATATATATTTTAAATGTTATGCCGCTTTTAAAAATTATGGAATATGGCCAATTAGGGGCGGCTATTTAGATCAATCATCAAAGTTCGTGAAAGTCTTCGAATATTGTGATAAAATTATAAAAAGGCTCAATGATGAAAAATCAGAAATCGAAGCAGCGGAAGCGAAACTCAAAGCAGACCAGGCAAAATTACACAAATAACAATAAAAAAGGAGTGAAATCATGAAGGGTATATCAACAAAAGATACATACGAATATATTTGTTTGGAAGATCGCGATCTGGACAAAAAGGATCAGACAATATTTGTCTTAAATTATTTAACGATTGAGCAGGAGGCGCATATTGATGATAAATTGGGCTGTGTTACCGACGACGGCTATCAGGTTTCAATTGGATCGACGGCTTTATTGGCACTTCATTACGGCATAAATGAGGTAAAAAACCTCCCCGTTGGCGTAAAAGAATTGATTCTTGCTCGCGACCTTTCGAAAAAGAAGCTAAAAGGCGGTCTACGCCCCTGGCATTTGGATGGTCTATCCTGTATAAAAAAAGCAACCCGGACGGAATTAGCGGAAATTATCCGGAATGGCGGCGAAACAGAAGATGAAGTGCGCCCAGAAGAGAAAAAAGAGTAAGGCTTATTTGTGGCAGTAAAAAAAGTTGAAATTGGAATCCAAGTCAATAACCGCGGAGCGATCCGCGATTATAAACGCCTGAAAAATTCCGTAGTCAAAGACAATAAGAGGATCAGGGAGTCAATGAAACAGCTGCGGGCCGACTCCCAAAATGCTGTCATTGGTGCCGCGAACGCCCTAAAGGGATTGAAAAGCGGGGTCACGGACGTCTTTAAGAGGTTCGGCCCCGCGGCCCTGGTTATCGGTGCGGTAACGCTTGCGTTTACCTCAATGGGGAAGGCAATTGAATTTGTAAATCGGGTTTCAATTGCGTTTGAGCAATCATTATCTAAAATAAAAGCTATTGTGCAGCCAACTATCGAGGGGTTTGCATCCCTAACAAAGAAGGCCCGAGATCTCGGGGAATCCACCATTTTTACCGCTACTGAGGCCGCAAAGGCTTTTGTGGAAATGGGTAAATTGGGATTAAAAACGGCCGCTATAATTGCGAGTAGTACGGCGGTTTTGTCCTTGGCTGCTATTGCGCAAGCCGATATGGCTGTGTCGGCAGAAACCGTTATTAAGACCATGAACCAGTTTAATCTGGAGGCGGACGAATCTCAGCGCGTGGTCGATATTATGGCGTCCTCTTTTACGAACTCCGCCCTCGATATGAACAAGTTCAGCGAGTCAATGAAATTTGTTGGAACCACGGCCCGCCTAGTAGGTTTGACCGTTGAGGAAACGGCGGCGCTTTTGTCTGTAATGGCAAATAATGGAATAGAGGCATCAATGGCTGGCACCTCTCTGAACCAGGCCATGATCCAATTGACGGACAAATCTTCAAAAGCGAACAAAATGTTTAAGACCATGGGCTTGGAAACGGCCTCTTTCCAGGAAAAAATGCTAGCCTTGCGGGATGCAAATATAGATGTTGGGGACGCTTTCGGGTTGCTCGACGTTCGGGCCGCAAGGGCTTTAAATGTCCTCATTGAAAATCTGGACGGAACGGAAAAAAGCGTTTCAGCATTGACTGAAAAATATCGTGAAATCTAAAATCTTAACTTCTGCACAGGAAGGCTTGGGACTTGCCATAGGGGACGCTTTCGGTCCTGCAAAGAGAAAGCGGATTGAATTTTATACAAAACTTGTTCGCTTTGCTTCAGAGGCCGTGAAGGCGCATCAAAAGGATTTACGAGCTCTTTCTAGCTTAATGACGGGGACTGTAATTGCTACTCTCAAGGTTTTGGCTAATTCATTCGCAATCGTTTCGGGGGTCATAGATACATTGAAATCCGGTTTCTTTTCTTTGGTCCAGGGGATTCTAATAGGTGCGAAAGGAGCTGCACAAGGGATTAATTGGGTGAGAAAAGCCCTCGGGGCAACGGATGATGAACTAGTAAACATCGAAGCTTTAACATTTGCAATTGAAGAGTTTGACGAGTCTTCAAACAAAGCGGCGGAGAATGCTATCAAGGCTTTTAGTTTTACAAGCAAAGCGGCTGAAGAGGGCGTGAACAGGCAGATCGCAGCCGAAAAACGGCTTGAAACGGCGAAAAGAAATGCAAGAAAAGCCGTTGCGGAAATTCCAAAGGGTATAGGAACTCCGTTACCTGGGGGTGGTGATGGAAAAAAGAAAAAAGAGGTTTTGATCGGTCCCACGATCCCGGATGCTTTTTTAGCGCAAGCAAAGCTGCAGGCGGAAGAAAGGAAAAGAATCGCCGAAGACGCTACGGCATTTGAAGAAATGCAAATAGACAACACCAATAAAATGAGGGATGAATCCTTGCAGCGGGAGGCCGACCGGCTTAAAGAAAGAAAGTCCATGCAAGCCGATGGAATGCGAAGTTTTGTTTCTAACCTCGGCACAATAGCGAACGCAAACAAAAAATTCGGGACGATCTTCAAAGCGGCCGCAATTGCTGAAACGACCGTCTCTACGATTGCCGCCGCTCAGAATCAATTTAAAGCCGGCTCACAGTTCCCCTATCCCGCAAATCTCGTTATGCCATGGGTATTATCAGCTGCAGCCATAGGGGCAGGGTTTGCCCGCGTAGCCGCTATTAAGGCCCAAAAGTTCGCAGGGGGCGGAGTAGTCCAGGGACAGCGATCAGGCGATAGGATCCCTATCCTGGCCAATGGCGGGGAACTGATGTCTAATCAAGCCCAGCAAAAACGATTACTCGATTTAATCGAAGGACGCGCCGGGGGCGGCAGAAGTAGTATCACATTCGGGGATATCAATATCAATTCTTCGGGCGGGGATGCCGACGAAATTGCCTCGGCTGTAAACCGGACCAGACAGGAGCAGATCCGAGCAGCCCAAAACCTATTAAACGAAAAGGGAGCCTTGCTCGTTACCTAATTATGGATTTCGACGGAACCACAGTTTTAACTGTTTTCGGATGGTCCCCGGACACCAGGGATGCGATTAAGTGGCAACAAATAGCCAATGGAAACTGGAGGGGAAGCGACCGCGGGGCCAACGAGGATACTTTCGAGGCGAATGTAAATTTCATGGGGGACCGGACGGCGCTTGAAGACCTGGAAACCGAACTCGATTCAAACCGATATGAATTTAACGCTACATTCGGGGACGGGGAGGAAGTTTTTGGAGCGGACATCGACTACAGTTCTCCCATTGAAATTACTGTCATAGATTACGGGAAAATTCAGCAGCTCGGATTAGGTAAATGGGGTATGCCTTTAAAACTCCGGGCATACCAACCGACATTCCTTGTTATTGCTGGTTCCCTTGCATGTATTCGCCTTTCCTCTTTTGTCTCTTCGCAGTTTTCGGAATTTGATGTAAAAAAACAATTTACCTATGATAATTTAACGTATTTCAATGATCACGTTGCGGACCCGGGAATCTTCGAGGGGAATTTCACGCAAACGACTTTTGAAATGAAACAGATTCGCCGGTACATCCTGGATACTTTGCGCAACGGTTCAGATACCCCCTTCCCAACCTTCGGGGGTATAACAACGCCCTTCGGATCTCGGGAGGGGGCGGGACCGTTCACATTCAGGATCATTGATTGGCAGGATATGGGCCGTCCGAACCTGGTTGATTGGAATCTACGGATTAAATTTGCAAGGGAATTTACATGAGCGAAGTAACAAAATCTGAATTTAATGGATTAGGCCAAAGAGTAACAAACACCGAGGTTGAAATGAGTGCTATTAAAACTAAAGTCGAAAGAACCGACGAAGATGTTCAAAAAATATTTGACGGTCTGGCAAGGCTTCCCTATTGGGTGATCTTCGCTGTCCTGGTCCCAATTGGGATTAGTGTCTATCAGATTTTAACGAAATAAAGGTCTATTATGCCATTCGTAAAAACAAACCCGATTTTAATCGCTGACAATACCGCCGAGGCTTGGGCCGTTATAGAGAAAACCGGCGACGTTGATTATATAACCATCGACACGGTGAACACCGCAGAGAGAATCAACCTATTAAAAAATACTGTTATCGGTGCAGGTGCTCCCGATTCAAATCAAAAACTTGGGTTGACTATTGACCAGGGCGCTGGTGATGATGATATCATCCTTGCTTTTCAGAGTTCAAATTGTACCCATAGTTTCACCGATTTTGCTGATACGGACACTTATGGGAGTTTTCAAAAGACCTCAGATTTTTCTTCTGGACTAAAAATAAGAGGGTTCACGGACGGTGCTGGTGCCAACCCTGTTTTGATAGAAGGGTATAATGTTGACGCAACCGCCGCTCACTGTATAGGATTAGCTGGATGGAAGTCAGATGGAGGAACGGACAGAGCAGCGCTTGCCGCAGCGGAATTGCTTCTGGAAGTTCTTAATGGAACTACAACCGTAATAAGTGTCTTCGGCGACGCCGGAACGGCGATTAATACGGAAGCCGTAGATTCAAAGTCGGCTATTGGTTTAACCATAAATCAGGCCGGAAACGATGACATAATATTAGCCTTCCAATCCTCAGATATAACACACCCCTTCACAGATTTTGCAGATGCCGACACTTACGGAAGTTTTCAGAAAGAACATGCAACTACAGGTGGGGCATTAATAAGAGGCTTTGCGAGCGGGGGAGAAACAAATATAGGACTAGTCCTTGAAGGACATGGCGACCAAGGGGTTGAAATTGTCGGATGGTATACGGACGGAGGCACAGGGCGACAGGCAATGGCTGCGAGTGATGATGTGCTTTCCGTTTACAATGGGGCCTCAAAGCTGTTTCTAATTGAAGGAAACGGTGAGGTGGGTATAGGCGTAACTCCCGCTCAAAAATTCGAAATCGGTTCCACGGATAATAGTAATCGGATAAGCATTTATCACGATAATGCGGATGCCCATTTTAATTGGGATGATGGTGTATTAACTTTGAAATCGGTAGAAAATGCCAACGCTCAAGCTGACGTGCGAATAGCGGGAAACGGAACCGGACGCGCTGATTTATATCTTATGGACGGCGCAAGCAGTTTTACCAAATTCCGCCAAGATGCTGGACGGCTGGAAATTGGTAATTCCGATACGGGTGATATTTGGATTGATGCACTTAACGGCGATATTCAATTAAACCGGGGAGCCACCGGAGATATAGATATTTTTGGAGCATCAACTGAAGGTGAAACTAAGAGGGTATTGATAAGTGGCTTTCGTGCAGGCGGCGCGGCAGACACTTTAAATACCGCCGTCGGCATCCATGTCAATCAAGCGGCTTCGTTTTACGGCTGCGCGGGCGGCTATCTGATAGGTGACGGAACCAATTATACACATATCCAGGCAGACGGTGAAATACAACTTGTAGGTACGGCAAAAGTTAAGACATACGATAAATTACAATTTAACGAAACCAGAATTACCGGGCAAGGCAAACCAACACAAGTTTTTCGAGGGGCGTTCGCCGCTTATTCACTGCCTATTTATAACACAGATGACGAAGAACTGTTCAGCTGCGTCTGCACCCCCCCCGCATGGGACGGAACGACTGACCCCGTTCTCTATCTCGCGGGTTGGTTGACTGCGGCGGAAGATATAAACGATGACTTTAATTTACAGGTAAGCGTAGAAACTTATGATCCATCAAATAATGATGTTGTGCCGGTCACAACTAACGATTACACGGTCGAAACAAATGTGACGGACGGCACCCAATTTGCGTCCTACGGGGTTTCTTTTACACTAGACGCTTCTGCCATTGTTATTGCGGCGGGGCAACCGCTTGGAGTACGAATCAGAAGATTAGCGGCGGCGGGAACGGAAATAGCCGGGGAGTTTGCGATTGAGGGCGCAGTTTTAATTTGGACTTGCAATAAACTCGGACAAGCAACTTAAACGATTAACAAAAGAGAGAGGCAAAATCATGGCAAAGAAAATTACAGTAAACAAAATCGAGTTCGGCCCGGACAAATGGGCGAAGGTTCAGGAATGGCTTTTTAGTGCCGAGTGTCGGAGTCTGACAAAGATGGTTCAGGAGGACGGACAGCCGGTCAAAAAACTTCTCGAAAAGGCTTCTAAAGTGACCCCTGCTCACCTGGAAAAACACATGATGGATAATATCCGGGTTAACACCAGAAGATTTTTCAACCAAAAAAACAATCAGGATTTCGCTAAGAATTTCAAAGACGTAGTGTAATCAAAATCAATCAATCAATAAAAAAGGAGTGAAAATTATCATGAGAAAATTTACCAGAGAATTGAGTTTAATCGAGGTCGGAAACCTGTTTAACATTTGCAAAATCGTTTGTGCAAAGAAAGAATCCTCTATTTCCCCTATTGATAAAATCAATATTGCGAAATTATCGAAAAAGGTAGATGCCCAATTCGAAGACGAACAGGAAAACTATAACTTTCGCGCTGAAAAAGCCAGAGAGGCGAAAAAGCCGTCTTTCCCTTTCGTCGATCAGGACAAGGGAAAGAAGATGGTCGAAATAAAGCACTCCGAACTGACAGCGATTGCACATTGCTTTCTGGAAGTGCTAAACGACAAAGAAAAATGTACCGTTGACGATGTTGGGGACGTTTTGAATCTAGCGGACGATTCTTGCCTGAAACTGGAACGGTATCTCCTGGACAACTTCAAAGATGACGAAAATAAATTTATCAAAACCCCCGAGGATGATAATATTGCTCCGGAGGACGAGACTGTAGATCCTGAAGGCCCTATAGTTCCCGAAGATGTCGAAGAAACCGAATAAAAGAGGCTGATCATGTATGTAGGTAAAATATTTAAAAGGGCGGCGGCACTTGTCGTCGATTTCTCGGTTGCCGATTCGGCCGGGGCCGGAGTAGCCGGGCTCACGGTAAAATTTTCAATCTTTGACGAAGATACCTCCCGCTATTGGGATAATGCGTCCAGTCAGTTCGATTCGGTTGCTGAAGTCCTGAACACCGGATCGGAAATCGGGGACGGCCTCTATGAATATGTTTTGGCGGGGGGCCTTGCTCTCGGTGGTACGGAGTTCACTGTTCACACCGAGGCAACGGACGTCGGGGCCGGGGACACCTACGACACGGCTGAAATTTATATCCTGGATGGCAATGTTACCGGGACCGTTGACGCTAATCTTGTCGAAATTGCCGGATCCTCAACGATTGACGGAGTGAACATTGACACCTATTTCGAAAAATCCCAGGCGGTATTGTACGGCAAGGTTGTCCGGACCGGTAATCAGTATCAATTCAGGGATCAAGCCGATGGAGTCGATCTCGTCGATTATACAGTAACGGCGGCCGGCCGAACAGTGGTATAAAATGGCCGTTCTTCCCGGAGATTATGAAAGCGTAATGTCAAACGCCGTCGGGCATACCGGCGGAACGCTTCCAGACGCTACTGAAAGCCAGACCAGGGGTCACTGGGCGGGCGTTGTGGCGACCCTGGACCAGATAACCCATTATGCGGCACAAATAAACATGTCGGACCTTTCGGGCGACACAGACGCCGCTATGGGCTTATATGCGGGCTTCTTTCGTTGGGTTACTGAAAGGCCGCTTTATGACGGCTTGACCGTGATACCGACCGGAGACAACGAGGGGGACGTGTGGGGCGAAGGTATAATGATTGGGCGCAAACAGATTTCCCCAATCGACAGAATCGGCAATTTTAACAAGGGCGGCGATTATGCTTCCCTTTCCGGTTTTAACCTGGCTATTGACAATTCTTCCGATTATGGGGCGGTCGTCGTGGGATTTGATGACTATTTAGTCTCAAATGGTTACGAAATCATCAACCGGCCCGTTAAAGTTTATTGCGTTATTGACGACGTTTTCTATCAAATTTGGGGCGGTGTTGTCTCAGAAACCCGTTATAACGAGAAAGTTTTTGAATTTATCTGTAAAGACATTTTTGAGAATGCACACAAGCCGATCCCCCGCTCCGAAATTGTGCTGCAGAAGTTCCCGGATGCGGACCCGGACAGCCTGGGAAAACAGGTCCCCATTGTATTTGGAGACGTATTAAGGACAAAATTATTTAATGTTTCAGGGAAAAGTGATCCGGTTAATATTGGGGTTTCCGACCTTACACAGACGATTATTAACATCACG